CAAAAGATGGAGAAATTGTTCTTAATCACTTGTGCAAAATAGGTTTCGTCTTTGACACTACACATGTCCCAGGCGATGCTTACGAGACAGCTCACCGTGAAGGTATGAGACGTGTCGTAATTTCAATCCTCAAGTTTCTTGAAAAGAAGCCTGAGCACTTTAAAAATATGTTAAATATGGAGGTTACAAATGAGTGAAGAAGCACAAGCTGGGTCCGTAGTTACGGGTAGCTCAGAAGCGCCAGATGCAGCACCACAAGCCGACTGGAAAGCTTCACTACCTGAAGATCTACGCTCTGACCCATCATTAGCAGATATTAAAGATGTAGAAAACTTAACTAAAAGTTTTATCAATGGACAGAAGCTTATAGGTAAAGATAAAATAGCTTTACCTGGTAAAGAAGCAACTGAGACAGAGATGAGTGACTTTTATGCTGCTTTAGGAAGACCAGAAGAAGCAAAAGGTTATGACTTTGGTGAACGTCCTAAAATGCCAGAAGGTGTTACTTATGATGAAAACTTTGAAACACAATTTAGAGATATTGCTTTTCAAGCAGGTTTAACACCACAACAAGCTAAAACAATTTACGATGGTTACCATGAGTATGTTAATAACTCATATGCCACGGACGCCGAAACAAGTCAACTACAACATTCAGAGTGGATTGACGGTCTTAAAAAAGAATTCGGTAAAGCTTATAATGAAAGAGTAGATTTAGCTCAACGTGCTGTAGAAACTTATGGTACACCTGAACTTAAAGAATGGTTAGAAGGTACTGGTATGGGAAATAATCCAATGTTTGTAAGATTATTTGCAAAAGTTGGAGAAGGACTCGCTGAAGGAAAACCAGACACTGGAGCAGATAGGAGCTTTATTATGACACCAGATCAAGCAAGACAAGAGATTGCAAGGTTTAATCGCGACCCTGAGTTTATGAAAGCTTATCAAAATGGAGATAATCCAAATCATTCAGAAGCTGTAGAGAAAATGAATGCATTATTTAAGCTAGCATATCCTGATGAGACGCCAGTTCAACCTGCATAAATAAGTGTACGAACTAATATAAAAGTTGTACTATTTATCTTGATGGGTAGCCGGTTCGGTCCATCCGTCGACAGGGGCAGAGACGTAAACAAGCAAGTAAACGTCCATTTGGGTAGCGTTAACGAAAATGTATTAATGATTAATGGAGGCAAATAGTATGTCAGTAAATATTACAACAGCTTTTGTCAATCAGTATAGAGCTAACGTTGAGCACCTTTTACAACAAAAAGGTTCTCGTTTACGTAATATTGTTCGTACAGAGACACAAAACGCTGAATTTGAATACTATGACCGTATAGGGTCTGTGGATGCAGTTGAAGTTACTTCTAGACATTCTGACACTCCTCTAATCTCTACTCCTCATGACAGACGTCAAGTCTCATTGAGGGATTTTGATTGGGCGGATATGATTGACAGAACTGATAGAATTAGACTTTTAATTGACCCATCAAGTCCTTATGCTCAAAATGCCGCTTGGGCGCTTGGAAGAAAAATGGATGATGTAATTATAGATGCAGCATTCGGTACTGCTTACTCAGGTAAGACCGGATCTACTTCTGTTGCATTTGATACTTCTTCAAGTCAAATAGCTGTGAACTATGTGGAGTCTGGTTCAGCTTCTAACTCAGGTTTAACCATTGGAAAACTTAGAAGAGCAAAACAATTATTGGATGCGAACGAAACTGATCCTTCGGACCCAAGATTTTGTGTTGTAACTGCTAAGCAAATAAATGACTTATTACAAACTACTGAAGTAACAAGCTCTGACTTTAACACAGTTAAAGCTTTAGTTGCTGGTGAAGTAAATTCATTTATGGGATTCCAGTTTGTTAGAACTGAAAGAGTAGCAACTGATTCTTCTTCATATAGAAGAGTAATAGCATTTGCAAAAAGCGGTCTTCTTTTAGCTGTCGGTGCCGATGTCAATGTTGATATTGGTCCTAGACGTGATAAGAGAAACTCTACCCAAGTGTACTGTTCCGCTTCTTTCGGGGCAACCCGTATGGAAGAAGGAAAAGTAATCGAAATTAAATGTGCTGAATAACGGAGGATAACTATGGCAGTAACAACTCAAAAGTCTACAGAGTATACTAATGCTACAGCAACTCCTGTAACTCAAAATGATCCACATGTATATCATGGGAGATTAAGAATTATGTTCTTTACTCACGATCAAGATGGAGCAGGTGATGCGACTTCTTCTGTTGCACTCGGCAAATTACCTGGCGGTAAAGTTAAAGTCCTTTTAAGCCTATCAAGAGTTTACTGTAACTGGACTACAAGTTCAGCTGCACTAGACCTTGGCTGGGACGCTTATACTGCTTCGGATGGTACTACTACTGCAGCTGATCCTGATGGATTAGTTGACGGTTTAGATGTAGATACTGTTGGATACTTTACATTAGAAGGTGCACTAGCTGGCGTGAAAGCGACAGGTGGTACATACACTTTTGAAAGTACTGATGGTGTTGTAATTAGAGCTACATCTCAAGGTACAGCGATTGCAAGTGGAGACGATCTAGTAGGTTATATAATCTATGTAGTAGATTAAAACTTGGTTAAGGTGCCGGACTATAAAGTACATCCGGCACTTTAACACCTTAACGAGGATATAATATGGCAGCAAGTAAAATTAATATTGTAAACAAAGCGCTGGGATTACTAGGTGCTGAGTTTATTACTTCTCTAACTGAAGATACAAAAGCAGCAAGATTTGCAAATGAACTGTATGATGACACTAGAGATTGTGTATTTAGATTACATCCTTGGAATAGTTGTGTAAAAAGAGCAGCTTTATCATTAACATCAAATACTCCAGCGTATTATTTTAGTAATGAATTCCAATTACCAGGTGATTGGATAAGAATAGTAAGACCTGAAGATGATACCCTAGAGTATAAGATTGAAGGAGATAAACTAGTCACAGAGACTAGTACCTTTAACTGTACATATATTTTTAGAAATGAGGCAGTAGCAGATTATGACCCACTATTAATTGACGTAATTGCTAGTAAACTAGCAGTTAATTTAACCATGCCTTTATTACAAGACCTTAGAGTTTTAGATGCGATGAATGCTTTATACAATCAGAAGCTTTCTGCAGCTAGAAGTGCAGACGCTCAAGAGGGAAGCCCAGAAGGTTTAGATGCAGATTTTTGGCTGGAATCAAGAACATCTGGGTCTACATTAAGCGATTATAGATGGAATAAATATACTACGTAAGGAGATTTTATGGCTAAAAAAGGTTTATATGCAAATATACACGCAAAGCGTAAAAGAATAAAAGGTGGTAGTGGTGAAAAAATGAGGAAAAAAGGTTCTAAAGGTGCACCATCAGACGAAGATTTTAAAAGATCTGCAAAGACAGCAAAAAAGAGATAATGAATAATGGCGTCAGATTCATCACCAGTTATAACAAACTTTACCGCAGGGGAGATAAGTCCTAGGCTAGACGGTCGATTTGATATTGACAAGTACTTTAATGCGGCGTCTACAATACATAACTTTACTGTACAAACTTATGGTGGTGTACAAAAAAGATCAGGCACTAGATATATTGCAGCAATAAAAACTCAAACAGGTTCTAACTCTGGAGCTAGATTAATTCCATTTGTATTTTCTAAAACACAAGCGTATATTTTAGAATTTGGTCATAACTATATAAGATTTTTTAAAGATGAAGGTCAAATATATTCATCAGGGTCTACTCCTTATGAGATAAGTACAACTTATACTGCAGCACAATTATCAGAAATTGACTACGTGCAGTCAGCAGATGTGCTTTATATTGTTCACCCGGACCACGAACCTGCAAAATTAACAAGAACAGGACATACTTCCTGGACGCTTACTGATGTTTCTTTTTATGAACCACCTTATTTTACGGCAAATGACACAGGTAGAGATGTATTAAATGATGTTACACTTACTCCAAGTCACACAACAGGTAGTAGTAGAACTATTACCGCAAGTGCTAGTACTTTTGTAAGTGGTGATGTTGGAAGAGTTATTAGAATTAAGCATATAAGTGGTTCAGATACTACTTGGGGAAATTGTACAATTACAGGATATACAAGTGCAACAGTAGTTACGGTCACTATTAATAAAGATTTTTCAGCAACAACTGCTAGTGGTGATTGGCGTATGAGTGCTTTTTACTCAGGAAACTATCCTGCAAGAGTAACGTTTCATGAGGAAAGATTATTTTATGCTAATACAGATACACATCCAAATACTGTATACGGTTCAGTAACATCAGATTTTGATAATTTTCAACCGGCAGCAATAGATGGAACTTTATCAGATGATAATGCTGTAACATATACAATTTCTTCCGACCAAGTAAACGAAATTACTGCGTTATACGGAGGTAGATATTTACACGTACTTACTAAAGACGGTACATTTAATATTGCTTCAGGATCTGCAACGGCTGCTTTAACTCCTACTTCTGTTCAAGCTATTAGTGA